TCACTTGCCGTGCTGCATCGCGTCATAGCGCTGCATCAGCACCGCCATCTGCTCGCGCGTCAAAAAGCTGCGGTACTGTTTGTTCCCCGCCTCGTCTCCCGCGATCAGGCCGTTTTTCTCCGCCCAGGCGCGCGCCTCCGCGCTCCAGCCTGCCGGCGTCTGCTGCGCCAGTCTTTTCAGGTAGTTTTCCATCATCGCGTCAAACTGCTGTTGCGTCATCTCTTCCTCCTCATAGCGCGGCATGGGCGGCGGATAGCGCTTCGCGCGGATCATCGCGCTCGTGTACGTGGCGCCCGCGTCCCACTGAAAATGCGGCCGGTCGGGAAAGCTCCCCCAGTCTCCTCCCCAGGAAAATCCGAGCATTTTCCCAATCTCTCCGACTCTTATAAAGAACGCAGGATCGTCGTACTCGTGCCCCGCCTCATTTTTGCAGATATCAAAGGCCAATCCTGCATGCTCGGCGTGGAACGACGGCGTCACCGCTCCTTTGGCCGCGTAGCCCTTCTCGGCGAGCATCCGCTGATACTCCGCATCGCGCACCGTCTCCGTCACCAGAACGCTCAACCCCTCGCGCTCAGCGAGCATAAGCAGCGCCCGGCAGTTCTCCGCCACGTCCGCGCGCAGGTCGCTGATGCTTCTGCTGTGGCGCATTTACGTTTCCTCCTGCGCGTTTTTGCCGTTCTGCGTGCCGAAATAAAACGCGATCACCATGAGATACACCGTGTTGAACTCCTGCGTCACCTTTGCCTGCACCGTCAGCACACAGAACGTGATCGTCAGGCACAGCGTCACGATGCTCTTCACGCTCAAAAGATTCGCCAGTCTCTTTTTCAAAAGCTCCATGCTCTCTCACCCCTCGCAGTCCTGCCCGCGGCACACCGTTTCATACGTCACGCCGCCCGCCGTATTTTCCGCCTTTGCCTTGGCATAGTAGCACGCGGCGCTCGTGCCGTAAGCGCCCCACGCCGCCGTCACCATCGTCGCGATCCACGGGAGCGTGCCCATAAAGCCCAGTTCGATCGCGAGCTTCGCGATCCCGAAGCCCTGATACGTCGTATAGAGCACGATCGCGCTTTCGAGCAGCAGCAACAGTTTGGAAAAGCTCGTGCGTTTCCTTTTCATAAGCTCCCCCCTGTCATCAGCAGGGAGATCGCCGCCCCGATGAGCACGTACAGCACGCGGTCGATCATCGCATCCCAGCGCTTTCCGCCCTTCTGCGTGATGGTCTTCACGTCCGCCTTGATCTCCTTGACGTCCGTCTCCACGCCCTTTTCGCGCGAGGCGAGCACCTCCACTGCCGTTACCAGCTTATTCAGGTCCTTCTGCTGCTGTTCCAGCTTTTCGATGCGGTGCGTGTTCGACTTGGCGCGCTGCTCGGTCTCCGTCAGTTTGACCGAGATTTCCTGTTCCGTCATTCTTCTTTCGGCACCGCCTTTTCAAAGCTCTCCCATGTGTGATGCGCGTCCTCCACGCTCTGCCATGTAAATTTCTGTGCCTCGCACTCGAGCCACGTCAGATACCGGAAGTAGAACTCCACCAGCAAATGGCACGGGATGATATCAAGGATGATGCTCTCCACCTGCGAAAACTCATCCGGCACGCCCACGGTGTTCGGGAACCACACCTTGACCGTTCCCTTTTTCTCCGTCTCCTCCGCCAGCGCCTTGATGCCGCAGCCGCTGAGCGTCGAGTTGATCGCATCCAGCGTGAAGCTGTCGGCGTTGATGCGCGCGAGCGCCGCGATGGCCTCGCGCCGCAGCGCAGTCGAAACGCTGACCGGGCAGCGGGAAAAGAGCTTCTCCCGCCTTGCAAGGCCCTCGCCCTCCGCCGTCTGCAAAAGGCCCTCCTGCTCGGCGTATTCCGTCGCGCCGTCCGCTTCATCCAGCGCTTTGCCCGCTGCGTACAGCTCTCCGCCGCTCAGCGTGCCGCGCTCGGTGCGGTAAACGCGCATCGGCTCCAAAAGGCGGCAGAGATAGTCATAATACGTCATGCCTCACCCGCCCCGATCTCCGTGATCGTCACCGTGCCGAGCACCGGCAGCTCCGTCGCGCTCACGCTCACATCCGCGCTCGGTGTGAGCAGGTGACAGTTCTTCACGCCCTCCACACCGTATAGGATGTTCGCGAGCTTCGCCGTATACACCGCTTCACCCAGCCGCTCGCCGGTGAAGTACGCCTGCAGCGCCGCCGTCGCCGCATCGGTGATCTCCTGCATCGTCCAGCCCTGCTCCGCCGTCAGCTCCGCGCTCATGTTGACGGTCTTCTCTGTCGGCGCCTTGACCTCCACATCCACCGCGATCTCGCGCTTTTTCTGCAAGACCGCCTCGATCTCGCCGAGCAGCTTCTTATCCGGCGCGCCCGCGTGCGTCGAAACATACACATCCACCGTGCCGATGCCGCGGGCGCGGCCGACCGCTTTCGCCGCCGCCACGTTCGGAAAGCTCATCGCCTCCTGCTCGTAAAACGCCGCGTTCGCGCCGTTCGGCAGGCGCTTGTAGCTTGCCAGCACGCGCTCGCGCAGCTTTTCGTCGCTCTCCTCGTCGCTGCCGCCGGAAAACGCCTCAGGATTTGTGCACTGCGTGATGCCCACCGGATACACGGACATCAGATGGATCGCGCCCGCGATGGCGTTGCCGCTCGCCCCCGCCTCCACGGCGCTCGCCGGCACATCCACATACGTTTCGCCCTTTGCAAGCGTCGCCTTCTCCGTCGTCTCAAAGCGCACGCCGCCGCTCGTCATCGCCACACTTCCCGCATCGATCTCATAATCCGTCACCGCCGCCGACGGCGCGGAAAAGCGCAGCACGCCCGCCGCTTTCGCCGCCGGAAGGCGCGTCAGCGCCCGCGTCTCGGCGTGATAATCAAGATACTGCCCCACCGCCGTCTGCGGAAAGCTCTGATCCAGCACCCAGTCCGCCTGCGCCAGAAGCGACTGTACCTCGCTCGCCAGCGCATAGAGGCGCACCATCGCGTCGCAGCCGTCGTTCGGCACAAAGCCCGCCTCCTCGGCAAAGATCGCGCGCATCCGCTCGTAGATCGCGTTCAGCTCTTCCATTCTTCACTCTCCCCCTATCGTCACGACCGCCTCGCCCGTTTCGTTCTCATAGCGCAGCAGCACGCGCAGCTCCAAAAATCCATTCTTTTCCGCAAGCTCCATGCCCGTCACGCTCAGGCCCTCTTCGTCCGCCAGCGCCTCGGCCGCGTACTGCTTTGCCGCCGTCGCGCGGCTCTCGCCCTTTTCCCGCCATAAAAGGTGCAGCTTGCTGCCAAGCTCTGGCACGAGCGCAAAGCTCCCGCGCCGCACACTCAGCTTAAAGAGCACGCGTTCGAGCAGCTCGTCCCAGCCGCTCACGCGCACGAGCCCACCCGCGCCGTCGGCCACATAATCGCGGTCTTTGATCTTCAGCTCCATCCTCAGCCTCCCGTTCCCAGATACGGCATTCCGTTGATGAAAAGGAGCCCGTTGATGTCGATGCGCCCGTTGTTGCGCAGCACGATCTCCGTCCCCGCCGCGGCGGAGCGAATGCGCACCTCACCGGGTGCCAGGTCGTCCGCGCTCTGCCCCACCGCGCCCACGGCGTAGGCCTCCTCGCCAAAGGTCCCGCCGCGCACCACCAGCACATCCTCGCCCTTTTTCGGCTGCCACTCATAGCCGCCGGGCGCGGCGGTCTTCACCTCGCGCTTTTCCCCGCTGCTGAATACCGCCAGCTCGCCGCCCTCGACCGTCACCGTTCCGTCCTGCGCCGAGGCCACGTCCTGCATCTCATGCTGGCTTAGCTTTCTCGATAGCCACATCGTCTCTCACTCCCTCTGCATCGTCACTTCGCACGCCTCTCCGCTCTCGCCAAAGCGCCTCACGCACTCGATCACGCGGAAATTGCCCACAATGCCGATCTTCGTCCCGCTCACCGCCGCGATATCCCCCGGCACGGCGGTGAACCGCCCCGCGATCGTCACGCGCAGCGTCTCCGCGCCCTCCTTCGACTTTGCGATCTGATACTCCCCCGTGTAGCGCATTGCCTGCGTGCCGCTGCGCGCCGGCACGTAAAATACGCGCCTGCTCGTGCCGCCGCGAGCACAGAACGCCTCGTTTTTCACGCTCTGCTTCACGCCCGCCTTGCTGTCCACCACCAGCGCCTCGGCGATCACGCCGTAGCGCTTGTCGCAGTAGGCGAGCGCCGTCACCGGCGTTTTCGCGTCAATGCTCACGCGCGCAGCCCTGCGGTTTTTCTTCACCTCCAGCGCGCCCGTCTTGTCGAAATACGGCGCGATCCCTCCGTGCAGCGCTGCGAAATCGTTCAGCGCCTTCCACTGGCTCGACCCGTTCGCCACGCGGTACCGTGCCGCAGCCGTCACCGCGTCATAGCCCGTGCACACAATGCCGTACGGCGTCACATGGTTTTTGAGGATCTCCTCCATCGTCGCCCACTGATAACTCACGCTCTCTGCCTCGTTGTCGAGCAGCAGCGCCGCCATGCCGCGTCCGCTCACCTCAAGCTGCAAGCCCTTTTCATCGCATGTCACGCCGCACTCGTCCACAACGCCCGCAAATTCGACCGTGCCGTCCTCTCTCGCCGTAAAGCGCACCGCCCGCCGCAGCACCTCCGCCATCGCAGGCTCGTATGCGCACTTGAGCGTAAAGCTGTCGCACGGCACGCTTCCCGTGTAGGAAAATTCCCACTTCAGCAGCGTCGGCAG